GTTGTCAATGCTGTCTCTCCTATACGTGTGTCTGTGAACCCGACACATCTGTCCAATGTGAACGCACCAAGTGCCTCCCCAAATGTTCTCCATTGTAATGAATCACTGGATATGGCTGACTTCGTCATGCCCTTCTCCTGGGATGAATAATTTAATTATGTAAATTAAATTATATTTAATTAATAAAATATGTGGGATTTTCGGCAGTTGCCTACTTATGCTCAGCTGGCTAAAGCCAGCTGAGTACATGATATAGAGAAGTTTATATGGTAACGGCTGTGTAACGGCTGGGTAACACCCTCAGCCTCACAGCCTCAGTGAAAGGCAGGCAATGTTAGCTGCCTTTCACCTCTGCTGTTACCTTTATGGACTTACTTGAGTCCACCTCCGATATTGAAGAGCAGCTGTTTATTTCATCGCCAAACTAACCCTAACGTCCTATCGGACCTCTCTTTGAGTGCTCCCTAACGGCCTTCGGCCCCCTAATCGACCTACCAGTAGTTCGGTCTCTGTTATTTAACATAATTATTTAAATCTTAATTGATTAATTATTTTTGTGGGATTAACAATATGGCTGGTATGAAGCGAAAGTTCCCTAGCGGTGGCTCGTCTGCGTGGTCTACGCCGCTTAAGAAAAGACAGAAAGCATTCCGTGGGATTAAGAAAATTGGCCGATCTAAGCCATACGGGCCTGAACTGAAGTGTGTGGATATCAAACCTGACGTGATGGCGTTCCAGAGTGCTGCTCAGTTCCAGCTGTTGAATGCGATTCAAGATGGCTCTGGCTTCTTCCAACGCGTCGGTCGGAAAGTGAACATGAAGTCTCTGATGCTTACGATGAACATCGAACCAACTTTGACAAACCCTGGAAACGTGCCCCAGCAATACGCGAGAGTTGTGGTCTTCTATGATGCGCAGCCTAACGGAGTGGCACCGGTGTACTCAGACGTCCTCCAGGATGTAACCCAAACTGGAGCGACCAGCATCTCGGCTTACTCCAGCATTAACTTGAACAACCGCGACCGCTTCAAGATCTTGTTGGACAAGAAAATCAAACTTAGCGCTAAGGGAATCAATGGAGCGCCATTCGTAACTGGAGACAACGATGTGTATGAGCAGAACACTAAGCTCAACATAACCAAGTACCTGAAACTCAGGGGCCTGGAAACAGTGTTCAAGTCGACTTCGTCTCCCTCTACTATTGCGGATATCTCTACTGGAGCTCTATGGTGCATGGTCTTCGGAGAGGACGCAAACGCATTCCCCAACTGCGCTTGGCAAGGCATCTTGACTACCCGTCTTCGCTACTATGATATCTAACTGGACTTAGATAAGTCCATATGGATTTTATTGGAAAATAAAATATCACCCCCTTCAACCCACGAGGCGGCGGCGGAGGACACCCTCCTTATAAGGGGTGGGGGTTCATAGGAAATCCACCCACCACCCCCCCGGCGGTCTATAGGATATTTCACCATCGATCACACTAGAGTGTAGCGATACGGTGTCCAGTCATGCCAAACTTTCGTTTGCAAGGGAAATATCTGTTCCTGACTTACAGTCAGTGTGCTCTGGCGGTAGAAGACCTGGTTGCTGTGTTCAAAGCTAAGCTCAAGGACTTTGTGTGGTGTGTCATCTCCAAGGAGCTGCACAAGGATGGATCTCCTCATCGTCATGTGTTTATTGCTTTGTCAGCTCGCTGTGATTTGCATGGACCGTCTTGTCTTGATTGTATGGGAGTGCATGGAAGCTATGAAGTGGCTAAGAAACCTGCTGAGGCCTACGACTACGTCATCAAGGATGGGGACGTCCACTACGAAGGTATAACTGCAGAGGAAGCTGAAAAGGCCATCCGAGGAGCTGGTAAGCGTGTGAAAGTGTGGGAGGATATCAACGAGCGCTTGATTGGTGGCCAATCTGTGAAACAGATCTGTCTGGAGGCCAAGGTACTGCAGTACCTTGACAAGATAGAGAGAGCTCGTGCTATGCTGGATATCTGGAACATGCCTCCTAAGGAAGGGTTCAAGGAGGCGATGGTGGAGTTTGGGGAATTCCATTGTGATGCTAACGTTCGTATCGCCCAGTGGTTGAACAAGAACATCGGAAAAGAAAGGGCCTTCAAGCAAGCTCAGCTATACATATACGGCGGCACCGGCATTGGGAAGACATCTTTAGTCAACAGGTTGAAAGAAGTGCTTAATGTGTACTCGGCTCCTTACGACGCCCATTGGATGGACGGCTACGACGACTCGTACGATCTTGTTGTGTTTGATGAGTTCAGGGCGCAATACACAATTCAATTCTTGAATCAGTTCCTCGAAGGCGAGTGTCCCTGTCCCCGACGCGGAGTAGCTCCTTATCAGAAACGTGCGCGCGTGCCTTGCCTATTTCTGAGCAACTACTCTCCCATGGAGGCATACTCCAAGGTGGGGGCGGATCGCCTAGAGACTCTTCAGGCGCGTCTGGAGGTTGTCAATGCTGTCTCTCCTATACGTGTGTCTGTGAACCCGACACATCTGTCCAATGTGAACGCACCAAGTGCCTCCCCAAATGTTCTCCATTGTAATGAATCACTGGATATGGCTGACT